GAGAATGCTGCTTTGTATTCAAGAGCACCCATTAAAGGTTTTGAAATGATACCGATGACAAATGACACAGGTAATGTCATTTATATTCCATTCATTAATGGTAAGCCACAACTAAACATTCCACCGGGATATGTTATTAAAGCTGGAACACCTGCTGTCGCTCCTGTAACCGGAGCAGCAGAAGAGGATGCTGCTAAAGCTAAAGCTGCTGGCGCTATGGGCGGTGAAGGTGGTGGTGACTATGATAAGGCGGGAGGTCTTGGCTACACTCCCACAACTTCTCTTAGTGCCCCCGGCCCTATTTCATTCCAAGGAAACGTAGCAACAGCACTTGATGCTTATGGTAATGTGTTAGGCGGGATGTTGCCGGGTGGCTTATTGGCAAAAGGAGCTAGTAAGGCCATGATGGGCAGCGCTGCTGTTGCTGAATCAAAAGCGGTGCAAGCTGCTATTGATAAAGAAGTCGCTAAGAGTCCTTCGTTTGGTGGCGGTGGATATGGAACTTCTGTTGGTGCGGGTGGTTTTGGCGTAACCTCTGTAACTGGCGCTGGCATTTCAGCTAATCCAATGTCAATTGACCCAGCAACTGCTCAAGGTCAACGTGCCTTTGCTCAAACAGCAATTAATAATTCCATAGCAAATAATACAGACCCTGCTAAAGAAGCAGCAGACCTTGCTGACAAACTAGGTGTAACTGTTGACACTGAAACAGGCGGTGTAACTGTTGGTGGCGCTGTAGATTTAAGCACTCCAACTGGAACAACACTAGGTACTCAAGTGGATACACAAGTAGGTGGCTTCCAGAGTAGCTTTGGTAGCGGCTCTGTTGGTGGTCTCGGAACAAGCGGTCTTGATACTACTAGTTCAACTGCTGCCGCTGATGCCGCAACATCTGCTGCTGCTCCCACTGGAAGCTTTGGGGGCGCTACTTATGGTGGTGGCGACACATCTGGTTCAACTTCTGGCTCAACATCTAGCGGTGGCAAGGCTGGTGAAACAGGTATGGCTCAGGGTGAATCTCAAGCTGACCGGGGTGATGGCGGTGGTGGGGGCGGTGGTGGGGGCGGTGGTGGATGTTTCCTAACTACAGCTGCTGTTGATCACATGAATGAAAAAGATGATGGTGAAGTGCTGTCAACTCTTCGTGAGTTCCGCGACACTTATATGAAAAAGAATAAAGAGAAATCTAAAGACGTTGCTTGGTATTATGACAATGCACCAAAGATTGTTGCAGCCATTGACGCTCGACAAGACGCTAAGAGTTTGTACACAAAGATGTACAACCGCTACATCAAGAAAGCCTATCGTCAAATTAAGAGTGGTGACTTGGAAGAAGCCTATACCACTTACAAAGCTGGTATTGATTTCGCTAAGAAGTCAGCCAACATTAAGAAAGGCTTCTTGGAAGCTCGCTCTAGTGTTAAAGACAGTGAAGTTAAGAAAGTTAAAACAGGTTTCGTTCCACGTTAATAAGCAGATACAATACCAATACCAGTGACGGGCTGGTTGGTATAGTAATAATATTCCCGTCATCACTGGCTACCTATCTCCCCAGCTTTGCTGGCTACAGTGGCCCCAACTTAAAAGGTATATATGTCTGAAATTGTAATTCCACAAACCAATAATATGGTTTCTTCATTTGGTAAGCGTAATGCTAATACAGAGCGAATTGCTAAGGAGGAAGCTGAATTGGCAGAAATGCTATACACCGGCGAACCTGTTGTAATTAAAGAAGCATCTGAGGGTGAACCAGAAAGCGCAGAAGAGCGTAGCTTTAAGAAACGTTATGGAGATCTTCGTCGCTATTCACAAGAGCAACAATCAACGTTGCAGAAACAAGTGGATGCTTTGCAGGCTCAACTACATCAAAGTACAGCGCAACAAATTAAGTTGCCTAAGACGGAAGAGGAGTTGGCAGCATGGGCTGATGCATATCCAGACGTTGCCAAGATTGTAGAAACCATTGCCATGAAGAAAGCAAAGGAGCAATCGTCTGCCTTGGAAGATCGCTTTAAAGCTTTGGATGAACGTGAGAAGTTGACAGCGCGTGAGAAGGCTGAGACACAGCTGATGAAGCTTCACCCAGACTTTGATACTATTCGGGATAGTGATGAGTTTCATGATTGGGTAGATGAGCAACCTAAGTGGGTGCAAGCATCGCTGTATGAGAATGATACAGACTCTGTTGCTGCTGCTCGTGCCATTGATCTTTATAAGTCTGATAAGGGTATTCGCACTGGTAAGAAAGATACAAGCTATTCAGATGCTGCTAAGTCCATTGGCACTCGTTCAGCTAAGTCTGCACCAACTGGGGATGATCAATCTGGCGCATTCTCAGAGAGTCAAGTTGCTAAAATGACTATCCAACAGTATGAGGCCAATATGGATGCTATTAATAAGCAACGGCAGACTGGTAAGTTTATCTATGACATTAGTGGAAATGCGCGATAATTGTTGACAACTTAAAAATTGTAGTGTTATAACTAAAGCAATATAGAGCGAACGGGAGTAATTACCCTGACCTGCCTACTCAGGTCTAGCTCTTCTTTCTAGTAGGAGAAGATATGGATAACGTAAAAACGTGCACTTGTTGCAACATTGAGAAGTCTTTAGTTGATTTTGGTAAATCTGGAAAAGCTAACGGCGTTGGTTACAAGTCAGCGTGTAAGATTTGTCTTGCTGAAAAACTAAGGATGTGGCGCATTGTCAATCCTGAAAAAGCTAGAGAAAGAGATAGAGTTTATAGCAGTAAGAATAAAGATAAGATTAGTAAAAAGAATAAGTATAGATATACTAATTTAACTTTAGAACAGAAGTTCATTCAGTTAATTAATACTGCTAGTAAACGAATAAAGTTTAAATGTTTTATCACTGCTGAACATCTTCATGACGTTTGGCAGAGACAGAAAGGTCTATGTGTTTACACTAAGTTGCCGCTTACAAGTGAAGCCCACCAACTTACTACAGTAAGCCTAGACAGAGTAGATAGTAGCAAAGACTATACCGTTGAGAATATTCAACTTGTCTGTGTTCCTATCAATAGGATGAAGCTTGATTATACTGAAGATCAGTTTATTAAGCTTTGTTTGTTAGTGACGAAGAACAGTAAGTTAGCAGAATTACCTGTAACTTGATTGCCCGTATTAACTTCTAAGGCATTAGATATTAGTACGCACCAGTTTAAGCCAGCCTCTGTAGACTCGTTTATCGTATTTGATTATATGCCAAACTATCTATAGGAGATTATATAATGGCTTTTCCATCTGCATCCGGGTACGGTCAATTCCCCAACGGCAATTTCTCGCCGACAATCTATTCCAAGCAAGTACAGGTAGCTTTCCGTAAAGCATCCACTGTTGAAGCTATCACCAATAACGATTATTTTGGTGAAATCTCCAATATGGGGGACGCTGTCCGCATCATCAAAGAACCGGAAGTTAGCGTTCAGAACTATGCACGTGGTACACAAATCACTGCACAAGAACTGCAAGACGAAGACTTCACCTTGGTTGTCGATCAAGCAAACTACTTTGCTTTCAAGATTGATGACATTGAGGCGGCTCAGTCTCATGTGAACTTTATGCAGATGGCCTCTGACCGTGCTGCTTATCGTCTGCGTGATCAGTTTGACCAAGACGTTCTCGGCTATCTGACAGGCTTCCAACAGTCTACCAAGCATGCAAACGCCAGCGTTGCCCGCACTACCGCTCCCGGTACCAAGGCGCTGACTGAGGCAGGCTCTGACGAGTTGCTGGCTTCCATGAAGCTGAAAAAGGGTAGCTTCGGTAACATCACCACTGTTTCTGCTGGTGATCATTCCATCCCCTTGGCTGCTCGTCTACCCGGTGCTACCACTCTGCCTACCGCTGTTGCCTCTCCTTTGATGGTGATTGCTCGTATGGCTCGTCTGCTTGATCAACAATTTGTTGACTCGCAAGGTCGTTGGTTGGTGGTCGATCCCGTGTTCGTTGAACTGTTGAAAGACGAAGATAGCCGTTTGCTCAATGGCGACTTCGGTGGCGCTGGTCTGCAAAATGGCTTGGTCATCAACAACCTGCATGGCTTCAAAGTGTATGTGTCGAACAACCTGCCTAAAGTTGGTACTGGTGCTGGTACTTCTGGTACTGATAACCAGAACGTCAACTACGGCGTGATTGTTGCTGGTAGCGAAACTGCTGTTGCTTCGGCTCAGCAAATTACCAAGACAGAAACCTATCGTGACCCTGACAGCTTTGCTGACATCGTTCGCGGCATGCACCTGTATGGTCGTAAGATCCTTCGTCCTGAAGGTCTGGTGACTGCAAAGTACAACGCCGCCTAAGTTGATATGAACGGGGCTGATGCAATGTCAGCCTTGTTCTATCTTATTAATTAATAAGGAAACATTATGTCTATTGTTCAATCCATTCGTCCACTGCCCGTGTTGCTGGAAAAGAATGTGTCTCTCGCTGCTGCCTCTGGCACTGCTGTTGGTATCTCTGTGCCTGCTGGCTGCACCGTGCTTGCTGCTGGCTTTCAAAACTATGACGCTGTTGCTGATATTACTACCTACACTGTCGCAGTGTCAGATGGTACTACTACTTTCATGGCTGCTACTAGTTTTGATGCCGCTGCTGCTAACACCAACAAGGGTGGTGTGGTTCCGGGCTTCGTTGCCGCTGCTGACACCATTGACGTTGTGACCGTCATCTCTGGCACCGTTGGTGTCATCACTGGTCGGGTATGGGCTGTGGTTATTGATTGCGGTGCTGGTACTCGCGCTGCTGCCTCCGTTGATCGTGAACAGCTGGCTTAATAGCTAAGCCAACTAAGGGGGTGCTGGGGATTCTCGGCGCTCCCTTTATTTGTTTGTACGCTCCAATAGAGAGCTTTTTTATACACATGAGAGGATTCTCTAATGGCTATTACTTCTGCACTTTGCACCAGCTTTAAGAAAGAATTGTTGGAGCGTAAGCACGACTTCAACGCAACGTCTGGTCACACATTTAAGATTGCTTTGTTTACATCGTCTGCCTCTCTTGATGCAGCCACCACTGACTACTCTACATCTAATGAAGTTGTTGGTGCTGGTTACACAGCAGGTGGAATTGCATTGACTAACATTGACCCTGCTATCAGTGGCACCACAGCCTTCATCGACTTCGCAGATGCCACATGGCCCTCTGCCACTATTACAGCTGCTGGTGCAATGATTTATAACACCACTACTGATGGTGGTACATCGACAACAGATGCTGTTGCTATCATTTCGTTCGGTGGAGATAAGACATCAACCAACGGTGATTTTGTGGTGAGTATGCCAACTGCCGATGCAAACAATGCTATCATTCGTATTGCATGAAAACCTGTACAATCTGTGACACACAACAAGAAATTTCTTCCTTCTATATTAGAGGAGAGAAAGATGGTGTCCCAGTTTATAGGGCCGATTGTAAGAATTGTGCCAAGGCTAGAGTTAAAAAGAATTACTTTAAAGATTTAGATAAAAGCCGTGACTATAGTAACCAATTCTACGCAAAGAAAATTAAAACTAATCCAAATATGCATAAAGAATATTATGCTAAAAATAAAGATAAAATTAATTTACAAAATGCGGAAAGTTATAAAAGACACGCTGCTAAAAGAAAACAAAAAGTAGCTGAATGGGTATCCTCCAATAGGGGAAAATCTAACTCGATTAAGCAGGGTTACAAAATTGCCAAGATCAATGCATTACTTCCTTGGATAAAAGAAGATTCTGATTTGATGTGGATGATTGATGAAGCGTATGATATTGCAGCAAAACGCACAACTATTACTGGATTTTCTTGGCATGTAGATCATATTGTTCCTTTGAGAGGAAAAAGTGTTTGTGGTCTACATGCACCTTGGAATCTCCAAGTTATTCCCGGAACTGAGAATTGCTCAAAAAGTAATAAATTTGAATAGGTATTAAATGGCTACGACTACCCGATCTGGAGCTATATACGGCATTGGACGCTATGGCGCTGTTCGCTATGGCGTAAGCAATGTTGCTTATATTCCTGATGGTGTTGCTGCTGTTGCCACAAGCGATAGTGGTGTTGTCATTAGTGGAGATTCTAATCACGTTGTTGTCAGCTTAGTTAGCCCTGCCATTGTAGGCAGCGTAGGTGTTGTTGGTGTAGCAGTAACCAGTCTTGTTGGCGTACAAGCCTCTGCGTTGTTGAATGGCAATTTGTCGTTCAGCTTAGGTTGTAGGTTTGCCGTAAGCGGTGTTACAGCTACAGGTGCTATCGGAACTGCAACAGTTGTTGCTAAAGCGGCAACGCTTCTTTCTGGTGTTAGCGCTACAGGTTTTGTTGGATCTCTCGTAATTGCTGCCGATGCTAACACAGCTGTTGTTGGCGTTCAAGCTTCCCTCTCCATTGGTGTAGTTGATGTTCGATCAATCAACCGTATCCCTGTAGATGGCTTAGTTGCCACTGGCGCTGTAGGCAACTTGGTAGTTGTGGCAAATGCTAAGACTCTGTTGTCTGGTGTTGTTGCACAATCATTACTAGGTACTGCCGTTGCTGCTGCTGCTAGTGTATACACATTAATTGGTGTTAGTGGCACAGCTAGTGTAGGCTCTGTAGTTGTACTAAACAATGCTCGTCCCACATTCGACGGTGTTGCTGCTATTGGCAATGTTGGTAATGTGAGTATAACTGTTACAATATTTGATTATAACAGCGTTGCCTATTTATACTCTAAGACGCGCACTGCATATGTAGATCGTTCTAGCACTTCATATGATCGCACTGTTATTATTCAAGCTGAAGATAGAAAAGTATATATTGGTAGAACAACCACATCAAGTGAACGAGTGGTTAGGGTTGCAACACAGCCCCGTAGTGTTCATATAAATAGAAAACTAAGTTCAGCAGATAGACGTGCTGTAGTTAATTAAGGAATAATAATGTCGTTTAAATGGCCTCCTAAAGATCCTGATGAGGTTCTTGATTATAGTGTTGATTGGTCACGCTTTATTGGTGTTGCCACCATTGCTTCTATAGCGTGGTATGTTGATGATGCAGACGGTGTTAAAACATTGTTCACTTCTGGTTCTGTTATTAATGGTCTTCAGAATGTTGCACAAACTATATCTGGTAAAGTCACTACAATTAATCTAGGACTTGGTACAGCTAATATGGAATATAAAATCTATTGTCTTATTTCTGATAGCACAGGCAGTGTTGTTGAGCGTGTTATTCGTATAAAGATTAAGGAACAATAATGGCTTATGATTATATTGGAATTGTTAATGAAGTTAATCGTAGGCTTAATGAAGTTGAACTAACCTCGTCAACCTTCCCAACTGCCACTGGCTTCTACGCCACAATTAAAGATGCTGTTAATGCATCTATTCGTGATATTAACCATGCTGCTTTTGAGTGGCCTTTTAATCACATCACAGCTGAAGATGTTTTGTCAGTTGGAATTACTCGTTATAGTTTTCCTAACGATTGCAACACAATTGACTTTGATACCTTTCGTATTAAAGAAGACACAACACTTGGTAATGTTACATCCAAGCTTGAGGTTGTTTCTTATGATGACTATCTTACTAACAGTGTAGATCAAGAATATAGAACAGACAAGCGTGAGCTTCCTCGCTTTGTGTTTCAAGCACCTAGCTTAGAGTTTGGTGTATCTCCAGCACCCGACAAAGCATATGAAGTCATTTACGAATACTATCGAGTCCCTGTTGACCTTGAGAGTGATACAGATGTCCCTTCTGTTCCAGAGCGATTCAAGCATGTAATTGTTGATGGTGCTATGTACCACGCTTATATGTTTCGTAGCAATGAACAAGCAGCTAACTTAGCTAAGTCGAAGATTGAAGAGGGCGTTAAGCGCATGCGTACAATGCTTGTTAATCGTTATGCTGAAATGCGATCTACAGCTGTTGTAACTTCTGCCACATCTTCGTTTGGAAGCAGGGTAGTTTAATATGGCAGATGCATGGAACACATACGCCTTTGAGTTTAAAGGTGGTTTAATTTCTAACCTATCTCCTTTGCAACAAGGTACTCAAGCGCCCGGTAGTGCTCGTCTGCTGAAGAACTTTGAACCATCTATAGACGGTGGATACAAGCGCATTGAGGGATATGATAAGTATAATGCAGCAGCTGTTCCTGCTTACGGTGCTCCACTAGTTCAAGCATCTGGGCAGACAGGCACTGTGCTAAACGTTGCTAATATTTTCACTGCCCCTGTAGCTGGTTCAACCTTTACCATTACTGGCGTCACTGGAACATACACCATTGCTGCTCTGGGTGTGTCATATAACGATACAAACAAAACAGCTGCTCTGACGCTCACTACTTCTCTTGCCAGTAGCCCTGCTGATAAAGCTGCTGTAACGTTTACGTCACACACAGGTATTATGAAGGGTGTTGCTGCTTGGCAAGATGATGTTCTTGCTTCTCGTGGTAATGATATTTATAAGTCTAATGTTTCTAGCTGGACAAAGATTAATGTTCCATCTTATGGCACAGTGCTAGTTCAAGGTGCTGGGCAGACAGGCAGTTCCTTAGTCGTTGACGCACTCACTGGAGTTCCACAAGTTGGTGACACCTTCTCCATTGCTGGTGTTCAGAAGGTTTACACCGTCCTTGCTGATGCTACAGTTGTCGCTGGTGTTGCAACCATTTCCATTAGCCCAGCCCTTGCTAGTAGCCCTGCTGATAATGCTGCGTTGACATGGCTGACAAGTAATTATTCAAATGGTGTGAAGCTTCGCTTTGATAAATATCGCATTGGCACAACTGAAAAGATCATTGGTGTTGATGGTATTAATTATCCATTCATCTGGGATGGTGCTAGCTTTAACATTTTAAATGCTGGGCCGTCTGATATTGAAGGAGCAAGCTTTGTAGCTTTCCATAAGAATCAAATGTTCTTTGCCAAAGGTGATATACTTACATTTACAGCACCCTATAGCGATAATGATTTTCAAGCAGCTACAGGTTCTGGCATCATCTCTGTTGGTAATGTTATTACTGGTCTTATTGTTTTTCGAGAAACATTAATCATCTTCACTGAGAAGACAATTAGCCAACTTACGGGAAACACACTTGCTGACTTCTCGTTACAGCCCATCACACGTAAGGTGGGTTGTGTAGCCAGTGATACCATTCAAGAGATGGGTGGTGATGTAATCTTTCTTGGTCCAGAAGGGCTGCGCTTGTTGGGTGCTACAGATCGTAATAACGACTTCAATTTAGGTGTTGTATCTAAGCCTATTCAAGCAGAGTCAACATCTCTCATTGCTTCATCTAGTAGCTTTTCTAGTATTGTAATTAAACAGAAATCACAATATAGAATATTAGGATATAACGCAACAGTTACATCATCCTCTTCTAAAGGCTTGCTCGGTACTCAAATGTCTGGTGACAACACCTCAGATATTGCTTGGGCAGAAACAGTCGGTATTAGAGCATATGTTGCTGACTCCAACTATCATGATCAAACTGAAACAATTGTCTTTGCTCATGATGATGGTTATATATATCAAATGGAAAGTGGTAATAGTTTTGATGGTAGTAATATCATTGCTTCTTTTGCAACACCATATGTACATTTAAATGATCCACGCATTCGGAAGACTTTCTATAAGATGTTTTTGTATGCTGATCCACAAGGCAGTGTTACAACCTCTGTCAATTTGAAACTAGACTTTGACACTCTGAACAGCATTCAACCACCAACCATTACATTGTCTAACGCAACTGGTGTTGTTGGTTTTTATGGAACAAGTGCTGCTAAATATGGAGCAACATATTACGGTACAAAACTTGTTAAGCAATTTGAAACACAAGTGATTGGTTCAGGATTCACTGTTTCTTTACAATTTATTTCAGACGGGCAAGATCCACCTTTTTCACTTGATGCTGCCACATTGGAATATTCAATACATGACAGACGCTAGGTTGTT